TTCGATCAATTGAGCGAGGATTTAGGCGGATTTAGAGAAAAAATAGCCCCGGGAGCCTTCCGCGAGACGATAAAAGATGGCGATATCCGCGCTCTTTTCAATCATGATCCCAATTTTCCACTTGCCCGCACCAAATCAGGCACGCTGAAGCTTACCGAAGATCAAACCGGTCTCGCCATAGACGCCGATCTCGCCGACACGACTTATGCCCGCGATTTATTGAAGTCGATCGAGCGCGGCGATGTCGATCAGATGAGTTTTGGCTTCGCGGTGCTCCCGGAGGGGCAAAACTGGCGCATGATCGATGGCGGATTGGTCCGCACGCTCGTTAAAGTCGAACTCTACGACGTCTCACCGGTCACTTTTCCAGCCTATCCGCAGACCGATGTCGGAATCCGGTCACTCGCCGCCCAGATCAAAAAAGAATTGGCCATCGATAAAAAAGCCGACTTTATCAGCCGATCAGAAGATCGCAAAGCAATAATCGAACGCGCTCAAGACTACTTGAGCAAAAGGAGAATCAGTTATGTCGTTAGATATTAATGAACTCCGGCAGCAGCTCGGGACGGCGGTGAAAGAGCTTCGCGATCTTCAGGACGATTGCGACAAACGCGGCGGCGAGACATCGGAAGACCGTGAGAAATTCGACAAGATGGAGTCGGCCATCACCGGACTGGAAAAGCGCATCAAGAACGAGGAGTTTTTAGCCGGAAAAGAAGCCGAGCTCGCCCGAAGCGCTCGTGTCGCTGCCGGCGTCGTCAATGGCAACGGCAACGGAAACGGCGAGGGTTCATTTAACGGGAGCGTATCTTTCGACACGATTCGCTACGGTTCCGTCGCCAATCGCGCCTTGTCGCGGATGGAATATGAGGAAGCCGTATCCCTTTCCGTGCAAGGCTTTTTGCGCATGGGCAAACCCGGCGCCGTATTGGAGCAGCGTCACATCAACGCCGCGGTGCGGCTCGGTATCCCTGATCTGCGCGCCAGCCAGATCGATTTGCCGATCATCAAGGATTATCGGACCTTCCAACGTGAGTATCGTGTCGGTTTGGACGTGGCGACCTCGGGCGCAGGCAAAGAAACCATCCCGCAGGGCTTCGTTTATGCGCTTGAGCAGGCGCTACTTACCTATGGCGGCGTCAGGGTAAATGCCACGGTTATCCGCACTGATTCCGGCAATTCGCTGCCTTATCCGACTATGAACGACACGACCAACAAGGGCGCGATCTTGGCCGAGGCCACAACTATCGGCGCATCGGTCGATCCAGCCTTTGCCCAGCTCATCCTGACCGCCTTCAAATATTCGTCCAAACCGATCCTCATGAGCTACGAATTGACGCAGGACTCGGCCTTCGATCTCGGCGCGCTCGTCGGCGACTGGCTCGGCACTCGCATCGCGAGGATACAAAACGACCATTTCACCACCGGCGCCGGCACCACTTTGCCCAAAGGGCTGACAGTTGCCGCAGTGGTCGGCAAAGCTGCGGCATCCATGACGACATTCACGTCCGATGAGGTCATAGACCTGATTCATAGCGTTGATCCGGCTTATCGGCCGGGCGCGAGCTTTATGTTTCACGATACGGTTTTGGCAACAATCCGGAAACTCAAAGAATCGACGACCAACGCATATATTTGGCAGCCTGGTTTGCAAAACGGCGTGCCGGATAGATTGCTCGGCTACCGCTACACCATCAACCAATCCATGTCATCGACGTTCACGACAGGTCAAAAGCTCGTTCTTTTCGGTGACTTGAGCAAATATTTGATTCGTGACGTTGCCACGATTCGCCTCGTGCGACTTGAGGAAAGATACGCCGACACCGATCAGATCGCGTTTATTGCATTCATGCGCACGGACGGCAATTTATTAGATGCCGGAACCAGGCCCGTGAAATGGCTGGCGCTTGCTTAAGCGAGCGGAAAAAGAAGTAAAAAAGTACAAAAGTAAAAGAGTTAAAGAGTTTCAATCATGGCTGAAGAAAAAGAAAATACCGTTAAAGTTAGCACCGTGCAGGATTTCTTTAGTGAGGAATACGGCTGGATCGGCGCGCACAAAGAATATGAAGTGCGGCCTGATGTCGCCGAGCGCTGGATCAGCGAGGGTAAAGCGCTGGCGGCTGCGGAAAAAAAAAGTTGATCCCGGGCGCAGTGATTGAAACGCCGGAAGATAATCTCGAGCATGAAACGGCAGTGATAAAACGCCGTCGGAAAAATGTACGATCTTAGTCGCAGGCCGATCCCGAAATTCGTCCTCAAAACACCGCCGGCCATCGAGCCGGTCGGCATCGATGATGTCAAAGCCCACTCGCGCATCGATCTCAACGAAGACGATCTACTGATCCAGCGCCAAATTCGGACGGCGCGACAGAACGCTGAGCGTCGATACGATATCGCCGTCATAACGCAGACCTGGACAATGTATCTCGACTGGTTGCCGGCCGACTGCATTGAGATTTTCAAAATACCGCTCCAATCCGTGACGAGCGTTAAATACACCGACGCCGACGGATTAACGCAGACGATAGCGAACGATCTTTACATGGTGGATTTGAATTCGCGCCCGCCACGCATTGTAAGAATCCAAGAGGCCTCATGGCCTTCGGTGCAGCCTCGCCCGCGTGCGGTAGCCGTGGAATTAGTGGCCGGATATGGCGACAAGCGCCAGGACGTGCCCGAAAATGTGACTACCTATATTTTATACAAAGTAGGCGATCTTTACGAAAATAGAGAAACCTATAGCGAAATGAAACTTCAGAAATTTGATTTTGCCGATAATTTGATGGCTACTGAAAGGCTTTTTTCTTCTGTATGAACGCCGGGCGCAATCGGGAAGTGGTGACAATTCAGGCGCGCACCCAGGAGCAGGACAATTTTGGCCAGCCGATCGACGTCTGGACCGACTTTCAGAAGCTCCGCGCCGACGTGATGAAGCTCTCGGGCCGCGAGCAATTTCTAGCCAAGTCGGTGGGCGCGGACATAACAACCCGCGTCATGACTCGTTATTGCGAAGGGATTAAAGCCGCAATGCGCCTACTTTTTCGAGATGAGGTCTTGGATATCGAGGCGGTGGTGCCGGATCGGCGACGCACGACGCTCGAAATACTTTGCAAAGAGGTCGGGTAGGGAAGATGCAGCTCGAATTAAAAGGCTTGCAGGACTTGAACCGAAAACTCGAAGGGCGGATTCGCCGCCTTGAACAGTCAATCCTTAGAAAAGCACTCTTAGCCTTCGCAGAACCCGTCAGGGCGCACGGCGAGCGACTATCGAGGACGTTGATATCACCGCGGCTTAAAGTCGTCACCTCGGTCAAAATGCGCGGTTCTACGGGAACTGTGAAAATCGGTCCGTCCACGGAAATATTCGATACCGACGAAAAAGGGCGGTCGGTGACGCACGCCAATGTCGCCTATTGGTGGGAGTTCGGCTTTAAGTTGCTCGGCCCGCCTTACCGATCGCAACGGGGCGGGCCGGTTATAAAGCATTTCGGCGCGCGTCCGTCGATGACGCCGGCGTTCGAATCGCAAAAAGGACCGGGACTGGCGGCATTTGAGGCGATCATTCGCGAGAATCTAGAGAAAGAAGTCGCGTGACATTGGAAGAAGTGATCGTCAATCAATTACGCGGTTATCCGCCGCTCACAGCGCTTGTCGGCACGCGCATATATCCAAGCACTTATCCACAGAACGCCGTTTTGCCCGTGGTTATCTATCAGCAGACGTCGCGCCTGCCGGAATACTCTCATGATGGCGCCTGTGGGGCGGAGGAGTCGCGCTTTCAAATCTCGGCTGTGGCGCCGACCTATTCGGTCGCGCGACAAACGGCGGACGCCGTCCGCGGCGCTTTAAAACCGTGGGAAGATCACCAGGACGTGCAAAGCGGCATCACGATCGGCGGGGTGTTTATGGAAGACGAGTTGCCGATTTACGTCGCCGCCGATGTCGAGACGCAATCGAATCATCAGATCCTTGGTGATTACCGGTTCTTATGGGGGAATTAAATCATGGCTGTTCGAGCATTTAACGAAGCGACGGAGATTCGCAATCTCCAAAAGGTCATGGCACTGGCGCCGACGGCCGACTCTCTCGATGATATCTTCGTCGCGCCAACGGTCACCACAGATGGCGTTTCTTTCGTATACACCGGCCGCGAGATTGTTTTGATCCGCAATACCCACGCGTCGAGTCCCTTTACCTGGACACTTAAAAGCGTAGCCGATTCGCTCAACCGCGTCGGCGATGTCGGGCCTTATTCATTGGCGGCGGGCGACCAAGCAACGATCCTCATCAATGGGAGCGGCTTCACCGACGCCAACGGCAAAGTCACCATCGTGATGAGTGATCTATCTGTCAAAGTCGCCGTCAATCGCGCGCCGAGTCAGCTTTGAAGGAGTTTAAATCATGTCAACCTACATGCTGGCCAAGGGCAGCAAGCTTTACCGGAAAAATCCATCGACTTTGGCGTATGAAGAAATCCCGCAATGCACCGTTTTGACCGGACCGCAGATCCGCCAGGACTTCGACGAGATCACCAACCACAGTTCACCGGGCGGTTATAAAGAATATGCGGCGACGCTCCGCGACGGCGGCGAGCTACCGCTCGAAGTGCTTTGGGACATCATCAATATTCCGATCCATGTCGTGCTTTACGATGACGCGGTAGCCGAGCCGCTGCCTGTCCGTCTTTGGGGCATTATTTTGCCGGGCGGTCTGCATGGCTGGGGTTTTCCCGGCTTTTTGACCTCGCCCTCGCCGAATCTAGATTTCACCAAGGCAATTCGCATGGGCGCCACGGTACGGATCAGCGGCGCACCCACGCGGGTAACGACAGGAACT